GGGGGGAGGGGAATAACACGGGGAGGGGGGGGACGCTACTCGTTCGTAGTAGTAATAGTTTAATAACTTCGTTCCCTTGGGCAGAGTATTCCCTGCCCAAGCCCGACGTGGGGGGTACGACGTCACGACGACGGCGAGGCGTCCCGTCCCGAGCCGTGCAATTCCCTATCCCCGAGACGAGCTGTTGATTACAAAGCCTGAGAAACAGCGAGGCGAGGGAGTAAAATGCTTAATTCCTGCTCCTCCTGATAGAAACATATATAAACAGAACACACATCTATATATCATGGAAGTAAAAGACATTCAGCCAGAAGGAATTAAGCTAATCAAATCAGCAAGGGGAATAATGCACTGGGAAATAAGAATCAATGATTTGGATATTGACAAGTTAAAGGATATAAACGGGAAGTTGGAAAAGGAATTTGGGACTGAAGGGGCAACTGGAAATGATATTGAGTGAAGAAACATTCAAGGATATGTCTAAATTGCATTGGAGTGTTTGGGCTGTGGCAATCACCGGGGCGATAATCGCAGAGGCAATTATCTGGAAAGCTCTTTCATGATCTGGAGTGATGTATTCTTTGATTCCGTGATTGCATTATTCGTGTTCTTGATAGTCATGCGATTGCTTAAAGGCGGGGCTAAAGAGAAATGACGATCAAAAACATAAATGAGGAGATCAGAAAGTATAGAGGCTCAAATCTTCATCGTGATGTGGTTGTTTATAACAAATTATTGGAAGTCAGGGATTTTATTGAAGAATCACAGACTTGGGGAATAGCTGAGAAAGGATTTAAAGCAGTAAAAGATGAATTTGCAATTTTCATAAATAAAAAAGAAATTCTGGGGGAAGCTGAATGACTGAAGAGTCAATAGCAAAAGCTCACTTCATAAATTGGGAATGCTCGATGAAGCAGAATTATGAGAAAGGAAAAGCCGAAGAGCAGAAAAGGATATTGGAAATTATGAAGAAATGGTGGACAAGAGAGAAGCATGCAGGATGGACAATAAAAAAATGCACTTATTGCAAGGGGAAAGGCCACCTCGAAGTTAAAAGAAAAATCAAGGGAGATGAGAAATGAAAGACGAAGTGATCTTCAGGATAGAATATAAAAATCATAAGCTCTTCTGGAAGTTTAAATACAAAGAGCTCAATGAGGACATCATTAAGCTGATAGCAGCTAACTGCTTGAGGTCATTGAATATATTAACGGGCAAAAGAGCGGATAATCCGATGAACTCGCACATCATTTATCACAAAAAATGAAAATCGCAGGAAAGACGATAATGCAGGGAGAATTGGTTGACGTATTGGAATGCGGTAAGTGCGGGGCTCGCTGGACTAACCAGTTAATGGACTGCTATCACTGCGCAGCGTCGCTTAACGATCAATTAAATCAAACGGGAGGTAAACAAAATGGTAAACACGGGTGAACTTGAGACATATCTAAACGATAAAAGCTGTTCAGAAGGGGACATAGTGGAAATCTTGGGCGAAGGCGTAATTGAACTCAAAGAAGATGAGAATACCAAGAAAGTCAAGAAGCTATTGAATCTTCCAGTAAAATTGAACGGCCAATTAAGTCTTACATACACGCCAGGCAAGAAAGCTTTATTTGAGCTGCAGTATGCCTGGGGAAAAGACACAAAGAAATGGGTTAATAAGAAGTTTCAGATTAAATTCGTCCTTATGCAAATAGGGCAGAATGAATTGAAAGTTATTAAGCCAGTTCCTTTAGCTGAAGAGAAAAAGTAAATGATAAAAAATCTTTACAAGGAAGACGGCAATTTTGGTTTATATTTTCTTTTAGCCGTTATTCTTATATTACTGCTGCTATGATTAAGTGTCCAAAATGCAAGAAGTTTAAAGATGTAACGATTATAGTTGATAACATTAACTCAAATCCTCCCGTTTTAAAATGTCATTGTGGGGCTTGTAAGTATATGTTTATTATAGAACAAATTCCAAAGAAATATCAACCAAGGGCGGTTAGCTCAACAGCAGAGCATCTTGGAAACAAGAAGGCAGAAGGGGCAGCACCTTCACCGTCCATTATACAGAGGATAAAGAAGCTTCTGTTTTAGTTTTTCCTTTTGGAATTGGCTTTCCTTCTTCAGGCAAGTCAGCAGGATTGCAGACATGATTAAGGCAATCTTTTGGGTGCATAATCCAACCGCATTCTAAACATATTGACATTTAATTTAACCCCCATACTATCATCTGCCCAGAACTAAACTTCATTGGGCTTTCAGCTAATATTGTAATTCTGCTTATTTCTGCCGTGCTGTCCCATGTTCCAGTCCATTTCTCGCTGGTTAATGAGCCAGTTCCCTGATAGGCGTTTGAAAGTATTGTTTTGAAATGAGATGGGCTATTGAAAATCTGAATAAATCCTCCCGCGCCGTTTGTCACATCAAGCGCAGCGACGCTTCTTGCTAATGGGTGAACCGTCGTAATAGTTCCCCTGCCTGTGAGAGTCGTTGTAACTTGGGAATAACCAAGATTATTATAGCCGCTTCCAGAATTATTGAGAGTTAAATCATAGCCGTTAGCCCCAGAAGCTGCCGTTATATGGTATTCAACATAAAATCCATTGTATCCTGTCGGAATATTAAGAACTTCAAGAACAGTTGCGCCGGAGACAAGATTGGCTTTTGAAATCAGAGTCATTGGCGAAGCTGCAGGCAGTCCTATGACATCAAATTTAAGCTGTTGTCCTGTTTGAGTAAGGGTTATGTTAGAACCCGAAGCAAAAACTAATGCTCCCGATACAAGCGTCTGTCCGGATGCCTGTATGCTCGTAGTGAGTCCAGCAGCTGCTGTGTTAATTATCTTTATCTGCTGTCCGGTCTGAACTATGTCAATATTAGCCCCAGACGCAAATATAACTGCCCCGCTTATAACAACAGCCCCTGAAGCGTTTAAAGTAGTGGCATAAATGGTTTGGTCTCCTGTATTGGTGCCTGTGGACGTGCCAGAGCCTGTAGGAACGCCTATAACATCCCATTTCAACTGCTGTCCTGTCTGCGTTATTGCAAGATTGGAGCCGCTTGCAAACAATACAGCCCCTGATATTGCATATGTTGCAGCCCCTGAGTTTAATATTGTAGTGGACTGCCCTGGAACAATAAACTGGTCATCAACATACTTCTTGTTTGCTATATCAAAGTCATTGGCAGGAACTTTTGTTATAGTTCCCTCCTTGGAATAAATAACTTTTCTTACAGAATAATCAGAAACATCATCATAGTTAGAGCCCCCAACGGTTGTCATTGGAGTGTCCTTAACCTTGAACAGGTCTTTGGAAGCCATGGTTAAGCTGAGGTTACCAGTTCCCAGACGCCTTCAGCAGAAGCGAAATGAAGTTTTGCCCCAGAGATTAAGATAGTTCCTTTCTTTGCTTTTGATTTTAATGGAACGTCAGTCCCCTTTACAACAGGAAGCACAATCTCAACTGGTTCAAGAATATCATTGTCAGAACCCATGGTTAACTCGCGTCGTTTGTATTTGTAATTTTAGCCATTGCATTTATGTTTGGAGATTGAGCCACTCCAATTTCCCATGCTCTTATTGTGGTCTTAATTCCAGGCTCTGTTATTGTCTGAACAGTCAATGGACTTGCTTCTTTCCAGTTAAGAGCTTCTTTTGCCTTTACAACATAGGCCTGTGAAGCAGTAACTACATTTGAAACTATAATTTTCAATCCCAATATTTGCCCTACTACTCCGTTTGCTATGAGATCTGCTGCCTTGAACGTTGGATTGGAAATTATTTTTGAGTTCCCGATAAGGTTTGCATAATCTGTTGGATTCAATACCAAAAATCCAGAGCCGTCAAGAATGTCATAATTGTCTATTGCAATCTCTCTTTGAGCTGCAAGTATGTTCTGAATTGGGTCACGATTGGCCAATGTTGCTGAATTCCATCCTGAGCCCTGCGCAATAGCGACGGAGTTTCCTGCATCTGCATTGATGACTGCTTCAATCTGAACGTCAACTGCATTTGCGACTGCCCTTCCGATTCTTAAAAGTGTTCTTGCAATAACGTCAATTGCGTCGGTCATTGCGTCTTCCATTGACACATGAGCTTCCATTCCATATTTTTCAAGATAAGAAGATGTCTTTGCCCAAGTTACTTCTCCGTATGGGAAGTTTGCTAATCTTGGTATGCCTCTTACAGCGTGTCCAGTTCCGCCTGTCAGTTCAGCAGAAGTTTCTTTGTAATAAGATTCAGTCCATGAAGAAGAAGATGATACCATGCAAAGCTGTTTCATTTTGTAAGATTGAAGCGCAAATCCAGTTACCTCTCTTGAAACGTTTTCTGCCCTTAACAATACTTGTCCTACTGAGTCTGGCATATTACATTCTCACCCTTATCCTTTCGCCGTTGGATGCAGTTTCCTCTGCTGTTCCAATTACTGAACCAGTCAATAAGTTTGCTGCCAATGCTGTCATTATGAGATTTGCGCCTGACATTACAACCGCGTCTCCTACAGTGATTGCAGTTCCTGAGTTTACCAAGTCAACTACTGCGTCTCCAATCAAGAATGATGCTGTCGTGCTTCCGTCGCTTGCTAATTTATCTTCCATTAAGATGCCGCCAAATGCTTCAGTTGCCAATGTCGCAACAGCAGAAGCTGTGCAAGTGTTCGGGTCTGTAAGAACGCAAATGGTTCCTTTAGAAATTGATGTTGCGTTTGCAACGGTTCGCCTTACGATTTTACCGCCGCCAGTAAGTTCTATAATATTTGCTTCGCTTGCACCCATGGTATATCTTGGTATACCCAACTATTTAAATCTTTTCTCTCATTTCTGCCACGAAGGGATTGAACACATTGTTGATTTCGTTTTCAGTTTCCACCAAATTGTGCCTATACCACAGGTAGCCAACGACAAAACAGGATATTGCGTATGAAAAAGTAATCCATAAAGTCGTTGAAACATCCCTTGACGCAATGCCGAACATTGCTATGAAATATTTTGCATAGCTGGTTACTCCAAGCCCTTTGTCAAAATATGCTTTAAGGATTAAAATTCTCCAAAACTTATAATGCTTCGTATGCGCCGTCTTCTTTTTTGTCAATATTCTTTCCATCCTTGTCAACCCAGTAATCCTGCTTGTCGCCGATATGTATTAATTCAATTCCCTGGCACCTGATGGGCATTTTCTGATTTGTATTCCAGGTTTTAGGCGGCTCTTTAATTCCGAGCATTTTTCTGATTAACCAGATAAACTTTCCGTGCCTCTTATGCTGCGTCATCCCTGCTGTCCGTTCCCCCTCTTTTGCAGGCTGCCCGAACAGCGTCGTCATTATAACGTCCCTGCACTCCTCTGGGTAAACAATTTCCCATAATTGTATTGGGCGGACTCCAAGCTGAACCATTGTATCCTGGATTTTAGATTCTTTGTTGTTTACGTTTCTCCACTTGAACGGAAGATATTTTCCCTGCAATTCTGTTATGAACTGGTCAACTTCGTGCTTAATTCCCCTTGTCAAAAGATAGGAGTGCATTATTCAGCCGTCCCGTTGGACAATCCATACCATCCGCTTCTTGCCCTGTATTGCGTCAAATATTCAAAAATTAATTGCTTGTCTACATCTACAAACTTCCTTGCTTCCGCAGCGCAGATATTAAACGCAGTTCCCATGCCGATGCTGAAAGATATGAAAGAAGTTATCAGAAGTATTATAATCAGAATCAGAACCCAATTCCAGGTTTTCATTTTAATGCTTTCATTAAAATATTATGCGCTTCTTCGTTCTCAATTTCCTTCGTGCTTTTCTGGGCAGCCTCTTTTACATGGTCTCCTCTTCCGCCTAATTTCTCCTGAACCATCAGTTGCTCCTTTCGTGTCAGTAAGGCGTTAAGTTCCACGTTTGCCTTTTCAATTCTTTCAGCAGTCGCTTTCGCCTCTGCGATTAAATCTGGCTTCTCGGCGGGGGGACGGGATAAAACCTCTTCCATAATATATCAGAACACACTAAGTATTTAAAGTTTTCTCTTCGTATACTCTCTTTGAGAAATAATATCCTATTATCATAGTTGTTATTGCAGTAACGAAGCTATCCACTCCCATATATAATAATATAAAACAGAAAGTAAGGACAACAAGAGCAATAATATCACGGGCTTGAAATTTCATTGCTCTGCTCCCTGATAAAACTGCCTGAAGTCCACTATTGCATTTGGATTTGGATTTAATAAAGCTATCGTTAATTGCTCTTCCAGCCTTGGAATTTGATTGACAAGATTCTGGGCGTCTATAAGCTCATCCTGCCCTTTAAAGCTCTCAAACCATGTTAATTTCTCCTGTGATTTATCCGTGAGTTTTTTATGAGCCAGCAAAATATCTGCCTTTCCCTTGTTAAACACATCAACTGCTGCAGGGTTTCCCTGATTAGCCATAGTCAAAGCGTCGCCTAATGCTTCATGCCCGTTCTGCTTAACCTTATTGGCGTTGGCTATATCCTGCCTTTGTGATGTAGACAGCTTCCATGTTGCTGCAGCTGTTCCCGCTGCTAATCCTACTGCTGCTCCGATTGCTGTCCCTAATCCCGGAGTTATCGCTGTTCCCAATAAAGCCCCTCCTTTTACAGCAGCTAATGTTGCTCCTGCCCCTGTTGCCGCAGCTGTGCCTATTCCTGTTGCAGCTGCCTGCCCAATATCAACAGCTTTCTGCCCTGGCTTCTCCTTTAATAATTCTGGGATATTTTCAGACGGCTCAACCGTCTCGCCTATTTTCGCAAGCTGCGGAGCAAGTTCTTTTTCCCTTTCAGCTGTCTGCATTTCCTGGATAATTCCCAGCTCTTCAACCTTCTTTGCTGCCAATCCTGAAACAATGTTCTTTCTTGTTATCTCTCTTTTCTCCTGCGGAGGCAAATCAGTAATATCAACTCCTTCTGATTCAGGAGCTCCTTCAGGTCTTACTTTCTGCCTTAGGCTGTCAGGCTTGAGCAATCTTGTTCCTGGAATAAATCCCTCTCTTGCGGGAGGCTTCTGTTTGTATCCGCTTTTATGAACCATTATCTCGCAACTCCTGCTGTGACGTCACCCTGCTGGAAACCAAGTCCGCCTGTTGCTCCGTCTTTCATTGTATCGCCTTGAAGTGCTGGCTGTATTGAAGCAGGAGAATTAAAATCAACTTTCAATTTAAGCTGCTTCCATATCTGATTTTCAAGGAACCTCTGCTCTCTTTCAACCAGCTGCTCAAACGCAAGATATATGACTTTGGATTCTGATTCTGTTGAAGAGCCGCCTGCTCCCGGAACTATCTGCGGCAATCCGATTGCCCTGTAAAACTTGTTACGAATATCGTTTCTCCATTCAAATATCGCTGCTGGAAGATTGATATTCACAACTTCATAGCTTACTGCGTTCTCGTCGTCGGGGATATAAATGTTTTCCCCTTTGTTTACAGCAGCGTCCATTTTTGCAACAAATGCTGCAATCTTTGCAGTATCATCTGTCCCTAATTTAAACATGATAAGCGGTCTTGCCTGGAATCTCATTAATCTTTTCATGTCAACGAAGTTTTCATTGTCAGCGAGAATAGTCTGTTCAAGAGCTTCTATATCTGATGAGCCGTGTATAGAGTCTCCCAATCTGTTATTAGCCAAGTAAAATATATCTTTTGGCTTGAACTTAATGGGGTTTGCATTCTTGACGTTGGTTGTCTGCTCAAATCTTATCAGCTGCCCTTTCCTGTTTACTATATGCTTCATGGAAGCTGGATTCAAAGGCTTTAGATTGAGAATAGTCCCGTTGTCAGCCCTTATGATTTCAGCGTAGGAATCTCCGTAAATTCTCCTTGAAACATCAAGGCTGAAAATAATATCTTCCCATGTGTCAAATCCCCATCCTGTCATGTGGTTAAGAATTATCTGGTCGGAAGACTCTGCAAGATAGCCTTTTCCGACTACCCATATACTTTTCATTATCAAGGCGCTTTTCAAGTCCGAAACCTGATTGAAATATCCCCAATACTGGGAAGCTTTTGTGTTTGTCCATTCAGTTTCGTCCTGGTCTCTTGGAGAGTCCATTTCCTGCGCTGGAACCGTTACGCTTTTGACAACGTTGGTTAAATCAGAAGATACTGCTGCGCCGATGTTGAGGTCTGCCATTGGTTTTTAAAGGTTCCCCATTTTTATAAATCTATCTTAAAAGGAATAGAAATATTAAAGTCGCTTCCTATCGTTGCCCCGCTTCCGCCCTCTGTGAAAGTCTGCCTGTTCTTTGGGTCAAAATAGATATTGCTTGAATTTCCACTGCTAAACAATTCAACAACAACTTTCAAGTCCTCTCCTATTCCTATGTGGGTTTTTGTCAAAGGGATAACAAGGCTTTCTCTTATATATTGGGCTCCGCCGTTGACTCTTGCAGCAAGAAACTCCTTTCCAATCTGCGTCCCTACCCCTGCCTTGTCAACTTTGAATAATGTGATGTTTGCGTGGTTTGTCATTGCTCCGCTTACGTTTGTTGTAAATTCGCAGATTGCGTCTGCCCCTGCTATGATTGCAGGATTGTTGAATGTCAATAGAAATGCCTGTGAAGCCGTTGCTGTGCTTGCTGTCAATGTCCTCATGTCAACTCCGCTGGCGTAAGTCCCTGTTGTCAGGGTGAAAACACTCGCCCCTGAAACTTCTGCCCCCAAAAGAGAGAATGTCTTATATCCAGCTCCAGAAAAATAATCAAAATAATCCGTTGAGAACTGCAGGTTTCCTGTTCCGCTTCTGTATATTGGTGGAAGTCCGCCTGCCATCAGTCCATAACTTCCTGGTGCTTCTGCTCTCTCAAGACTTCAATATTTCTCGTTATGTTATCCCGTAACACGTCCAGCATTGTTTCAGCTTCCGTCCTGGAAGTATAGCCTGACATATCATAGGATATAATTCTCATACCTACCATATCTGAAACAACATCTGATAAAACCTGCTTGAAGTTTGCCGTGACATTTGCATAATCTGCAACCCAGTCTTTTCTTGTTATCGTTGACAGCGTAGCTTCCGCCTGATTGCTCCATATTAATAATGCTGCGCTTGATATTGTTGCGTTTGCCCCCGCCTTTGAAATGCAGGCTCCTGAAGTTGTTAAAGTCCAGCTCATTTATTAGCCCCTATCTTCTGCAATAATTTAAACAAAATAATATCCCTTACAGAAAGAGTGACTTTGACAACCTGTCCTGTTTCCTGGTCAAAATATTCGTAATTCTTCAATGCTGTTCCGTCTATCGCCATAAAATATTCACGCAGCCCAGATATTTAACTCTTTCTTTGTCATGCACCAGGCAGACCTTATGAGAGATTCGCAAATATGCGAATAATTGCCCCAAATTTTAAGGTTTCCGTTGTCATCATACTCATACTGGATTGATTTTAATGAAAGAAGCAAATCCTCATCGTCCCATAAGTCAATAGAGCCCTGCTCCATTAATCTTAAAAGATTATTATACAAATCCTCTTTCAGTATCTTCTTTTTTCTCTTGTCCTCCTTGTCCAATCCCCTTGATGCATTGTTAATCGCAATTACTTTCCTTCGTGTCTGCTCATTTCTTAACAGCGGGTCAAAGACTGCAACTCCCAATCCTCCGTCATCAATATAAATTTTCTTATAATGGTATTTCTTGTCTTCGTTAAGGATTGTCGCGACGGTTTCAGTAGTGTATGTCTTTTCTGTTATAATCATGTTAATCATCTTCAGCCTGTCCTTTTTTCTCTGCGTTGAAAGCATGACGGTCTGGTCATCTCCCAGCCTTGCTACGTCAACTCCAAGATAATATTCCCCAGGAGGGGGAAATGGTGTTAAGCCCTCCTGAGGGGTTTTAGTTTCCAAAGGGAAAAGATTAACCTTTGGAATATTCATACATTTCTGTATTAATAAAGTCGGAAAGAACTGCCTTAATTCGTCAAGGAATTCAGCTCCGAACTCCTGCTCAAATTGAAGCGTGGTCATTTTCTTTTTCTGCTGCGCTATAAATTCCCTGGATATTCTCGGACATTCGTCCCAGCGTATATGGAACTTTGTATAAGTATCGTCGTTGAAGCATGAATAAAAATACCCTTCCCGCCCCCGTGGAGTTGAAAGCAGCCAGATGACTCCTTTGGTGATTGCAAGCGCAGGAACTACAGCAGTAAAAACATCCTCTCCAATATATGCTGCTTCGTCGCATATTAATAAGTCAATGGTGTATCCCCTGATTCCCTGCCCTGATGTTCCGGCAGGCAGGGCGTATATTTTGCTTCCATTCTTGAGCTGAATCAGGTGTTTTGTAGGCCTGCTGCTTCCAGTCATTATTTTTGCCTTGTATTTCCCATAAAGATAATTAAGAATCTTCTCAAACAGAAGATAAGACTGCCTTTCAACAGAGGCGATAACCATTATCAGCTTCTTTGAGTTGTTTGCTGCGTATTCCGCGGCTTTTATGGAGATTATTGTGGACTTTCCCGCCTGCCTTGATGACCTTACGCAAATATTCCCAGTCGTTTCCATAACTTTCTGCTGCCACAAATCAAGCTGCATTTTTCCTCTTTTTCCAATATTTATTTCCCAAATGTTGTCCTTTTTGAAATCCTACATCGCCTTGCAGTTGATGAATTATTGCATGCTCGCTTCTTGTGAGAATTATCCTATTTTCAGGACGATTATCATTATGGTCTCCATTTATATGATGAACAACCGGTGTTTCTCTTATTTTTCTCTTTGACTCTTCAGAATGGCTTTTCAAATAATTAGGATGTCCTTTCTTAAAAGTGTGCTGATTACGTGTTCCCATTAAATGACTTCAAACCTTGCCTGGAACGTCCCGTTTAAAAGATTGTTCTCCTGCCGCAGCGCTTCCCTTGCGGCTTCTCCCATTGACTTTGATTTGCATTGTATGAGCCTGATAACTCTTTCATTGATGTCAATAGAAACTATATCAATCGGGCTATGAGAGCCTGCAGAGCGGATAATATATTTTATCCCCTTCGCCCTCTCTTTGTTCATTATTCTGTATTCTTTTGCTGCGCCGTTTCTGTAGTTGTTTTTTCTGTTTCCCAATATTTCAATTTCTCCTTTGCCAGCTTCAAGGTAACATTGTGCATTTCATACTGGATGGCAATCTCTTTCAGGGCAGACTCTGCAAATGCTTTCATCTTTTCCCAGTCTTTCTTTTCAATTTCTATCATTTTGCCGAGTTGTAGTATTCTATTGCAGTCCTTCTTGCAATTCCTTTCTTTCCAAGCTCTGCGATTATTGAGTCTAAATCATATCCCTTTTTAATCATATCTTCAACCTCTTCAACAAGCTCTTTTCTCCTGCTAATCCAGCTTGTCATCTATCTCCCCATCATAGCAGTCCTTGCATAAATTTCCAACGTTATTAACAGGAGTCAATTCGTCCTTATCTCCGCATATATCGCACTCTTCTTTCATGTTATTCTGTGTGTTCTATATTATTTAAATCTTGCGTCATAATACAAGCCTCTCTTCATCATCTTTATCTTCAGCTTCCTTATCATAAAAATCTTGTGTCTTTACCCAATCTCTCATGCTATCTGATTTCCCAGCTAAAAAATCTATCCAGAAAGAATAAAATAAAACCTTCCATTCCTCTTTCTGTTTTGGGTAAACTCTTTTAATAAATACTTCAAATGTTTGCTCTTGATTTAACTCCATGCGTATTAGGTTACTTTTAAACTCTGGCTGCTGCAGCATTTGCATAAAAGACATATCTAATAATTCCCTTTTTCTTGAAAGTTTTAATCCGCTGTTCTTCATATATAACTCAACAAAACTCATTTTTTGAACTTCTTGCTTAACTTGCGGGTCTAATGAGTCGTAGGCCTTTTCAAACTTTGTCAACGTATTTCTCCTTTACCTTTATCAGTTCTGCGTGTTCTGCTTGTTTTTCTGCTAAATCTTTTTCTACCCTTTTAATTTCTGATAATAACTCTTGAGTCAACTCTTCTCTTGTTAGATTTGAATGATAATGCCTTTCCAATATTTGAGTTATTAGTTTACTTCTGTTTGCTTCTTCTTTTAGTTTGTTAGCTATTTTTTCTGTTGTAGTAAAGGATATAACAATTGTCATATTATATATTATTATAACTAATATATAAATCTATCTATTCTATAATTAAAAAAAACAGAGTTATTCGGTTTAGCCTTTTTTTTG